TGCCAGACCACTTTCGAAAAAGGGGCTCATCGATGAGCACAAACCAGGTTGCCCAGGACACCGCGCTCGCCATTGCGAAAGCATCGCCCGCCCTGGGCGTTGCCGCGACCGGCGCGACCGGTGCTATCGACTGGTCGGCGGTGGCCTACGGGCTGACCGCGCTCTACATGGTGCTTCAGATCCTGCTGCTGATCCCGAAGTACCGCCAGATGCTGCGCGATTGGAAGGCTAAGCCGTGAACATGCGTGCAAAGGTTGCCGCCAGCGCCGTGGCGCTGCTGATCGGCAGCGGCGCCCTGAATATGTTCAGCCCCCAGCTGCAGGCCTTCCTGGGCACCTGGGAAGGTGACGGGCAGAACGTGGTGTACGCCGATCGCCTAGCCGGTGGCCTGCCGACTGTGTGCAAGGGCATCACCCGCCACACCAGCCCCCACCCAGTGGTTGTCGGCGAGTTCTGGTCGGACGAGCGCTGCGCCGAGGTCGAGCGCCTGGTGGTAGAGCGCGATCAACTGCGCCTTGCTGACTGCCTGACCAACCCGGCGATCAGCCAGAACACTTTCGACGCCCTGAGCAGCCACGCCCATAACTTCGGCGTGCCCACCACCTGCGCAAGCCGGGCTGTGGGCCTGATCAACGCCGGCGATATCGCCGCCGGCTGCAAGGCGCTGGCCTGGGCCCCTGGCGGCAAGCCGGTCTGGGCCTACGTGAAGGACGCCCAGGGCAAGCCTGTTTTCGTGCGTGGGCTGCACCGCCGGCGCCTGGCCGAGGCTGACTGGTGCGCACGATGACTGGATTTCCGCGCTACCTGGTCGCGTTCCTGGTGCTGGCTCTGCTGGCCGCGCTGTGGCGTCTCGACAACGTGTCGGCCGAGCGCGACACGGCGGTGGCCACCGCCGGCACCCAGACCGCGGCCGTCAACTCGCTGCGCGAAACGCTGCGCCTCGGCCGCGAGCTGCTGACCGAGCTCGAGCAGCTCGACACCACCAACACCCAGGAACTGAACCATGCGCTCGATCAGAACAAGCAGCTGCGCGCTGATGTTGCTGTTGGCCGTCAGCGGCTGCGCCTCGCAGCAACCTGCGCCGCCCCCGCCACTGTGCACGCCGATCCCGGCGCCGCCGGCGTGGCTGATGCAGGAACCGCCGAACTCACAGCAGACGCTCGACAGGATTATTTCACCCTCCGTGACCAGCTCGCCCTGACCCGGCAAATGCTGATCGGCCTGCAGGCGTACGTGCGCAACGTGCTCCCGCGGCAACCCAATCCACTTTGAAATTAAGGAACGCCCCATGACCGCCAGCCGCACCATCGATCTCGAGATCGGCGAAACCGAGTTCAGCTTCAACCTGACCGCCCAGGACGTGACCAAGTACTTCAACGCCATGACCCCGACCAATAAGGTCGCGCCGGCGCACAACCTGCTGACCGGCACCGTCAAGCAGGAGCAGAAATCCGCCCTGAAGGAGCTGCTGGCCAACCCGCTGATGACGATGCAGATCGCCGGCGCGCTGCTCGAGGAGTACGGCCCGGACGTTGAAGTGACCGTAAAAAAGCGCTCGCCCACGCCGAACGACTGACCGAGGACGGTCTGGGCCAGCTGCTGGCCCTGGCCGGCCGCTGGATGCCCGGTATCGAGCCCACAGCCGAGGTGCTGGGAACCGCCAAGTGGCTCGAGGACGAGCACTGGCGGCGGATGGAAATTGCGATCGCCAACGGCATCGCGCACGCACTGAACGGATAGGAACTGATGGCCGATCGCAGCGCCCGCCTGAACTTCATCATGCGCCTGAACGAGCAGGTAACCGCGCCGCTCGCCAAGGTGAAGATGAAGTTCTCCGATCTCGCCGACCAAAGCGAGAAGTACATCAAGCAGTCGGGCATTGGTCTGGCCGCGATGGTGGGCGCCGGCGTGGCCATCAACAAAGCGATGGAGCCCGCCCTGGAGCAGAACCGCGCCCTGGGCGAGGTGCGCAGCCTGGGTGTTGCCGAGGACGCCCTGGACGCGCTGAACCGCAAGTCACTGGCCTTTTCCGTCGCCTACGGCGCCAACGCCCGGGACTTCGTGGCCTCGGCCTACAGCATCGAGGGTGCGATAAAGGGGCTGACCGGCACCCAGCTGGCGACCTTTACCAACGCAAGCAACGTGCTGGCCAAGGCCACCAAGGCCGACGCCGACACCATGGGCGCCTACGTCGGCACCATGTACAACCTGTTCAAGGGCCAGGCCGATGCCATGGGCAAAGGCGCCTGGGTAGAGAACCTGGCCGGCCAGACGGCTACGGCTGTGCAGCTGTTCCGCACCAGTGGCGACCAGATCGGCGAGGCCTTCAAAGCTGCCGGCGGCCTGGCCAGCACCGCGGGTGTGAGCCTGGCCGAGCAGATGGCCGTGCTCGGCACGCTCGGCAGCACCATGGAAGGCGGCGAGGCCGGCGGACTGTACAAGGCCTTTTTCGAGAACATCACCGGCGCCTCCGAAAAGCTGGGCATGAGCTTCACCGACCAGCAGGGCCGGCTGCTGCCGATGCTCGGCATCCTGGAGAAGCTGCAGGGCCGGTTCGGCGATCTGTCGATCGAGGCCAACGGCAAGAAGCTGCGTGACGCCTTCGGCGGCGAAGCGGCGCGCCTGATCACCACCCTGATGGGCGACACAGGACGCCTGGCCAATGGCATCGACCAGTTGGGCCGCGTGCGCGGCCTCGAGCAGGCGCACAAGATGGCCAAGGCCATGGTCGACCCGTGGCAGCAGTTCGGCGCCGCCGTTCAGGCGCTGCGCGTGTCGTTCGGCCAGGTGCTGATCCCGATCCTGGCCCCGCTGATGGCCTGGTTGACGGACATCGCCGGCACCCTGATGCGCTGGACGCAGATGTTCCCGAACCTCGCCCGGGTGATCGGCATCCTGGCCCTGGCGATCATGGGCGTAATTGCCCTGGTGTCGACCATGACCATGGTGGTGGGTCTGTCGAAGCTAGCCTGGCTTGGCCTGAACGTCGTGGCCTGGCGCAGCATCGGCGCTTTCCTGCTGCACACGCTCTACATCGGCCTGTTCGTCAGCGGCCTGATCCTGATGGCCACGTGGATGGGCATCGTGAAAACCGCGTCGCTGCTGTGGCAGGGCGCGCTGTGGTTGGTCAATGCCGCGCTGCTGGCCAACCCCATCGTGTGGGTGGTGCTGGGCGTGGTCGCCCTCGGCGCTGCGCTTGTGGCCGCCGTCGTGTACTGGGACGAGATCGTCGCGGCCATCACCAACACCGAGGCCTTCAAGTGGGTATCCGACCAGCTGGCCGCGCTCAGCGCCTGGTTCGACAGCATGGGCGGCTGGGGAGGCATGGCCCAGGCTGCCTGGGACGGCATCGTGGGGATTTTCCATAAGGCCATCAACGGGCTGATCGAGCTGCTGAACAAGATCCCGGGCGTGAACATCGAGGCCAGCGTGGGCGCTATGCCCGATATGCCTGGTGGTGACGCCGCCACCCTGCAGGCAGAGCGCGCCCGCAAGGCGCAGCAGGCCATCAACGATGCAATCCCCAGCCTTTCCCCACAGCGTGCCAATGCGGTGCCGCCAGGTGGATTGCTGACCAGCATCCAGAACACCAGTAACCAGAACCGCGGCACCCATGTCGAGAAAGTGGAAATCCACACCGGCAAGGCGATCAGCCCGCTGGAGATCGAGAACATGCTGCAGATGGCCGCCGGATGAGCTTCTACATCGATCTGCTGATCACCGACAACGACCTGGATCTGGATCCGTCACGCCAGCCCGTACTGGTGGACGACCGTTCCAGCATCGCCCAGGACATCGCCCACATGATCCGCGAGAGCGGCCTGCTGGTGACCCTGGTGGCCGAGCGCGATCGCCTTCGCCAGCGCGATTGCATCCAGCAGCTCGAGCTGCTGGTGGAGGCCGACGAACGCCTGGTACCGGGCACGGCGCAGATCCGCGAGCAGGATGCCGGCATCTACCTGGTAACAGCTCGCACCATTGAATTCGGAGACATTGAGGTGACCCTGTGACCGTGGATTTCAAGCAGGCGCTCAACGATGCCGGCATTCCAACCACCGAGGCAGCGCTACGCCAGGCCTGGGAAAAAGAGGTAACCGACCAGGGCAGCGCGCTGAGCAACACCAGCGCCTATTCGCCGTTCTGGCGGATCGTCACCGCCCTGGTAACCAAGCCGGTGCTGTGGATCCTTGAGTTCGTCGCCGGCACGGTGCTGCCCAACTTCTTTGTGAAGACCGCCACCGGCACCTGGTTGGACATGCTGGCGTGGGCTGTGAACGTCGAGCGCAAAGGCTCGACCCGCGCCCAGGGCAATCTCCTGTTCACCCGAATCGCCGCCGGCGGCGCCCTCGAGGTACCTGCCGGCACGGTGGTGCAGTCGCCGGCGATCAATGGGCATGTGTACCAGCTGGTCACCACTGTGGCCGGAGTCTTCAGCGACGGCGTGATGCAGCTCGAGATCCCGGCAGAGGCGATCGACACCGGCAGCGGCTACAACCTTGCTCCGGGGTACTACGCGATTCTGCCCGAGCCGGTACCGGGCATTGCCCAGGTGGTGAACGCTGACGCCTGGCTGACCGCACCTGGTGCAGACGCCGAGCCTGACGACGAGCTGCGCCTGCGCGTGCGTAACCAGTTCTCAGCGGTGAACCAGTGGCACACCGACGCGGTGTACCGCGCCATGATTTCGGCTTTCCCGGGCGTCAGCCCCGAGGGCGTCTACTTCGAGCACGGCGCCCCGCGCGGCCCGGGCAGCGCAAACGCCTACGTGCTGTTCGATGCAGACGTGCCGGCCTCTGCGTTCCTGGAACAGATCAACACCCACATCCGTGATCAGGGCAACCACGGCCACGGCGACGACCTGGTGGTGATGGTGATGCCCGAGACCCTGCACGCCCTCGAGGTCGAGCTGTGGCCCCGCTCGACGCTCACCACCGCGCAGCGCGAGAAGCTGCGCGAGGACGTGGCCATGTTCATTCGGGCGGCGTTCCGGGAGAGCACCCCGATCGATTACGGGCCCACGCGCACGCTTCCGCAGTCGCGGTTCTCGTTCAGTCGATTGGTGGAGGAACTACACGCCCAGTTCGCCGGCATCGAGTCGATGCGCTTCGCGAACACCGACATCGTGTCGGAGCTGAGCATTCCGAGGATTCAGAGCCTGGAGGTAATACGGCGTGCATGACGCAGGGAGAAAGGAAAGGCGGCGACCGACGAGCACCTGGGGAGGAGCGACGGTTCAGCCAGCCGCCACGGGGTGCGACCCCCGCGAAATAGTGAAGTTCCCGAATGGGGTACACGAATGATCAAGTTGAAACTGCCTTTCTGGCTGGACGGTACGCAGCTCACAAAGCTGACAGCCGCGGCGCAGAGCTGGTGGGAAAGAGTCGAGGGCTGGCTGCGCTGGCCCTTGCTGCAGATGGATCCGGACACCTGCCACCTGACCGTGCTCGATCTGTTGGCCTGGCAGCGGGATATCACCCGCTTCAAGGACGAGCCCGAAGCGCTTTACCGCCTGCGTGTGAAGCACGCATTCATCAATGCCGTGGACGCCGGCAGCACCGCCGGCATGAAGCGCATCCTGCAGCGCTTGGGCGTGGGGTACGTCGAGATCGAGGAACGCCACCCCGACCGCGACTGGGACGTGGTGCTGCTGCAGTTGAGCAACACCCAGCTGGCCGAGAACCCCGAGCTGCTGCGCGTGCTGATCCAGCAGTACGGGCGCACCTGCCGCCGCTATGACTTCGTGACCATTACACCGGTAGCCGTTCGCCTGGTTGCTGTCGACTTCAACGACGACCAGCAGACGCTGGTCGCCACCCTTTAGGAGCCCGTCATGGGAGCCAGTTTTACCCTTGCCGGTGAAGACCTGATCGCACAGAAACAGGCCGCCAAGCAAACACTCATCGCGTCTCGCTTCATCCTGGCCAATGTGCCAGCCCTTAACGTGAATGGCCCGGTCGACCGCGCTGCCGGCAAGCCTGCCCCAGCCCAGATTGCGGGCATCTACCCGGTTACCCAGGCCGGCTATGTGAGCCCCAGCCAGGTGGTTTACAGCCTGATGCTGGGCAGCGATATCGGCGACTTCGATTGGAACTGGATCGGCTTGGAGAGCGCCGAGGGCGTACTGCTGATGGTGGCGTATGTGCCGCTGCAGCAGAAGCGGCGCAACAACCCGCCTCTGCAGTTGGGCAACAACGTCACCCGCAACTTTCTGCTGAAGTTTGACGGCGCACAGGAGCTGACCGGCGTAATGATCGACGCCAGCACCTGGCAGCACGACTTCACCGTGCGCCTGGCCGGCATCGATGAGCGCGAGCGCCTGGCCAACCGCGACGTGTTCGGCCGGGCCTGTTTCTTTGGCAGCGCCCTGCAGCTGGAGAAAGTCGGGTCGGCGTACCAGCTCAAGCCTGGCACCGCCTATGTGGAAGGCGTGCGCCTGCAGGGCGCGGCGCCGCTGCCGGTGGTGCCGCCAGCACTTCCGACGACTGCCTGGCTGGACGTGGCGCTGCAGCGCGAGCTGAGCGACGTGGTAGCCAGCTGGAGCGTGGAGTGGGGCGCTGGGAAAGCGGATTACCTGGATAGTGCCGGCGTGCAGCACTACTGCGTGCCGATCGCCGACTTGGTGAACACCAATACCATCACCGACCGGCGCCCGGTCGAGAACATCGCCGGGCCGCTTGTATCGCACTTCGCTGCCCGCGTGGGCGACTACGCCCAGTTGCGTGCTCGAGCAACGACCAAGGATGACGTGGGCCTGGGCAACCTGCCCAACGCCAAGAGTGATGACGAGAGCACCGACAGTAGCCTGATCCTGGCCACCACGAAGGCGGTGAAGGCCGCGACGTCGGTCATCTGGACAGCGATCGCCAACATCGTTTCGGGTGCTACCACCGTGGGGAAGGCTGCGAGGCTGGCCAATGCCCGGACTATAGGTCTGTCAGGTGCCGTGACTGGCTCTGGCAGTTTCGACGGATCCGGCAATCTGAATATTGCCACCTCTGCCGCGCTGGCCAGTGAAACCCAGTCGGGACTTGCTAAAGCAGCGACTCAGCCTGAAACCGATGCCGGCACAGACGATGCCGTCTACATCACGCCCAAAAAACTCCGTTGGGGCTTCGCTGCGATGTTCACCGCTGCCGGTGGATACGTTCTGTTCCCGACATGGCTTGGAAGTGTGCTGATTCAGTACGGCCGTATTTCGCTGTCCTCTGATACGGAGGCGGTATTCACCTGGCCATTGGCATGGCCGGATGCCTGTTATGCGATTGCTGGCGGTGTATTGACCTCTGCCGCCCGGGTCGACGACGGCGTGACATCTCAGTTTCGGATTCTGACGAAGACGACAATCGTTATGAATCGACAGGACATCTATACGGCCGCAGCCGGTAACCGCGACATTTTCGTTATTGCACTAGGAAAATAGCCATGCCCTTTTACAGTCCATCAACTGGTGGCCTCTACCTCGACGGAATGGCGCGACCCAGTGATTGTCGAGAAATATCCGCTGCTCGTCATAAAGACCTGATTGCCGCTCAGGCGCTTGGTCAGCAAATCCTTCCGGATGATGAAGGTTTTCCCCTCACCATGATGGTGGTCCAAGAAATCACGATCGAAACGTTGTGTCGCCAAATCGACAAACAGGCCGATAGCGCACGACTAAAGCTAGTGGGTGATCCACTCAGGGCGGCTGAATATGACCGCGCATTCTCAGAAGCGACAGCATTCATCGAAGCTGGCTGCCCAGACGATGCAATTCCCCGCACTGTGTCGGCATGGGCGATCCTTGGCAGGACTCATGAAGAAGCAGCGTTAAGCATCATCGGGAAAGCCGAGGATTATCGAAGTGCGTTGTATTTGATACGGGAAACACGACTGCAGGCAAAAGAATCTATTCGCATGTTGATGGGAAAAGGCGAGCAGCAAGAAGCCCAACAAATCGCTCAAGCAGCCGTCGAAGCTTTCGCCCTACTTGGTGCCGAAATGGTGAGCGAATAATGCATTGGGCCCCCATCACCATGCGCTGGCCCACCCAGGCGACCCAGTGGATGGGCGACCTCGAGGCGGCGCAGTCTGTCGCCGGCGGCGAGCTGGCCACCACCGCCACCCGCCTGGCGGGGCTCGCCAACGTGGTCACCACCAACCCGGGGCCAGTGGGCCAGGCCGCCCAGGGCGTGATCGCCGCCGGCCGCGGTGCGCTCGCCAACCAGATGGACGAGGCGCCGGCGTGCCTGGCGGTGACGCCGTTCCAATCGGGTATTGGCCAGGGCCGCGGGCACCAGCGCTACCTGTCGGCGCCGAACCTGGTGCAGCTGCTGGCCAGCAAACTGGCCGCTGCGCCGGCGCCGATCGCTGAGCTGTACGCGCTGCCGATCCTGTTCCTGGCCACGCGCTACGACCGCTTTGCCGAGAGCCTGGCCCGCTTCAATGCGCTGATGCCGGTGCCGGACCTGGTGCGCGCCGAGCGCCGTGCCCGGCACCTGGCGCAGCTCGAGGCGGAAAAGTGGGTAATGCCCAAGGCCGAGCCCCTGCCGCGCTGGCAGTCACTCCCCCTTGAGCGCTGTACCATCACCAAGGCGGCGCGCCAATCCATGGCCGGTCAGTTGGCCGTGCTGGAGAGCTACGCGGCCGACAGCTCGCCCATGGCCGACCTGGCGGCGCTGGCTGCTCGCAAGTCAGCGCAGCAGCAGGGCCGTAACCAGCAACTGGCCGACCTGCAGGCGTTGCTCGAGGGCGGCACGCCTGACGACACCATGCGCGCCCGCCTGCTGGGCCCCGGCAACCCGGCGCAGTTGCGCGCCGAGCTGCTGCAGCTCGATCCGCCCGGGCATGAGTGGGTGCTGTGCGCCGGCGTAGTGCTGGTGGGCTCCCGCCAGGGTCTGAGTTTCGTCCAGGAGCTCGTCGGCCTATGACGCTACTGCTCGATGGTCAAAAGGTGCAGGGCAAGTCGCTGAAGGTGACCGCCAACCTGCGCATCGAATCGGCCGATATGTCTGGCCAGACCAGCAACACCGCGGCTGCGCACAAGGGCTTCAAGCCCAAGACGCTAACCGTGGCGCTGATGATCACCTACCGCGAGCGCGGCCAGCTGACGGCGCTCATGCGCCTGGCAGAGGCCACCGGCGCCGGCGGGCAGCGCAAGACATACCGCATCGTCAACGACACGGCCGAAGCCTTCGGCGTGCGCCAGGTCGAGTTCACCGAGGGCGTGAGCGCTCGCGAAGACGACAGCCTGCATGCCTGGCGTGTGCAGTTCACCCTGGCCGAGAAGCTGTCGAACTCCGAGCGCGTGGAAACCCGCCGGCCGGGCAACCCGGTCAAGCAGCAGTCCGCCCCGGGGCAGGCCGTAACCGGCGCCGCCGGCGAGAGTGAACAGCCTGTCGAGCTGACCGGCTTCGAGCGCGTCCTGAAGCGCCTGGACGAGGCACTGGAATGAAGCTGCACAAGGTGCTGACCGTCGCTGGCAAGCCGTGCCCACTGATCAAAGACGAGGTGCGGCTAGATCTGCGCAGCCCTGGCCGGGCGACCTTCACCATCACCGCCACCGAGCCGGTGCGCGGCCTGGTGACGCTCGATCTCGGCTACGACCAGAGCCCGCTGAAGCGCCATTTCATCGGCCACGTTGAGCGCTGCACGTCGTCACACCCACAGCAGCAGGTGCTGTTCTGCCGGGAGCTGACCAGCGTGTTGGCTCTGCCGTTGCCCATGAACTTGCGGCACGTCGACCTGCACCAGGTGCTGGCCGATATCGGCGATCGCACCGGCCTGCAGTTCCGGGTACCGGACCAGGCCTATGCCCGCGTGAAGGCGCCTTTCTTCTACAGCCTGGCCAATGGGTACCAGGCCCTGGACAGCCTGGCCCGGGTTTTCGATATCCCGGACTTCATGTGGCAACAGCAGGGCGACGGCGAGGTGTACGTGGGCAGCTGGGCCCACAGCTACTGGGGCACACGCAGCGCCCTGTCACTGCCGGCCGAGCTTTTCGACGGCTACCAGGGCAACCAAAGCGCGATGGTGGCGGCCCTGCCCGGGCTGCGACCAGGCGTATCGATCAACCTGGACGAACGCATCACCTCGGTGACGCTCGTCGACACGCAGATGGCCATCCGATGGAAGACGCAATCCGCCGCGCTGTAGAGCGCCAATTCCCTGAGCTGACCGGCGGCTACCACCTGCCGCGGTTCGGCCGCGTGGTCGCGGTACCGGACGCGCCGGCGCAGCCCGGGCTGTGCGACGACTTCCGCCC